TTGGCAGCCGCGGCTTCCGCCGCCTCACCACGACCCGATCATGGGGCGTACTAACGTTCTCTCCCAAGGCTCCTTCAGCTGACCATTGCTGGCCAAGGCGCCTCTTCTACTAGGAAAGTGCTTTCTGCACAAGCCACTGATCCAATCTCGGATCGCGTCCGTTCCCTACTTGTCTTTCTTGACGTCTATCAGTATCGTCCCGTCTTCGTGTTCCGAATAAGGTGGCAACTCTTCCTCAACCTCAATCATGAGGGGAAAAGTCTCTTTCCTTTGCTCGCGAGGTACAAGGTACCAGCGACGTGTTTCAGCCCAAGTCGGCCGACTAACCGCATGCCGCTCGCCAAACCCGCTAAGGTAAGGCATGAAGCATGGGCGAGTCTGCCTTATTAAAGACATCTTGAGCTTGAATTCCAACTCGGAACGTTTACGGCGGGAGGCGAAATCCACGCCCCACTTCCACGCGGCCAGCTCCATCGCCGAAACTTTCCTATCGTCCTTCCGGATCGTATCCGGATCAACAAATGTGCAGCCGTCACGAGGGACAACTACGTTGTGATCGGGACCTAAATACGGCAAGGCCTCGGAAGGTCTGTCGAAACGAAGGTTCCACTTGCGAGTCAATCGCCACGCAAGTTCACCACGGAAGCCAAGCTCGTGCGTCGTCAGGCGATAAGCCTTAAGTGACGGTAAATGCCACCTAAAAAACTCAAAACCCGCACGGAACCTGGCTGGACCGTGGATTCCTCGAAGGAAATCCTCGTAAGTCCTGCAGAGTGAAGTGATGTCACCACATTCCCTAAGCATACCAAAGCGCAACGTCTGGCGCACTTTATATTTTCCCCTTTCGCGAACTACTAAGGTAGAATTAAGTGAGCCGTAATCGGCCGATACACTCGTTTTAGTCCGCTCTACCTCGAGTCCCAAAGACGACACTGTATCCATCCAACGCTGACTGAAGTCAGGGCTGGAACGGAAAAGGATGTCGTCGCCGTTAATTTTGCAGGGAAGGTTCCTGCCTCCGGCCCACAGAAAGGCCATCCTGTTCTGTATGCACAGAAGCGGGAAAGAGAGGTAAGACCCCATCATCTGCCCAACACGGGGGACAAAATCTAGAGCGTTT